TGGCTAGTCTGTAAACACCAACAAGGCGCTCTGCGAACGCCCTGTTATTTGCTGCGGCTACCACTAATCCCTCAGGTGAATCAGGGTGTCGAATCTCTTCTTTTTCCTGGTATTTCTTACGACGTTTTGTCATAATTACTCCTGTGGATTGATCCAGTCTTTCTACATCAGGCCTCGAAGAATTCGCCGTTCTTCGGGGCTTTTTCTTTTGTCAGCATTCTGGCTACTTTCTTAGCCAGTTCCGCCAACTCCTCGTCTTCAACACCCCATTCAAGAACAGCCAGAAGCATTCCCATTTTGGGGATGAAGCTGTCTTTCCATCGCGAAATTTGCGATTCATTAATCCCTAACGCGTCGGCAACCTTTCGCTGACCACGTACAGCAATTCGATTCAGGATGTTGCTTGTAATTGCATTCGCTTTCTTGCGAGTACTTGTAAGTTCCATATGTAAGTATTTCCTTAACAAATAAGAAGTTATGCGCATCAACTTATGCGCGTTGTATTCCCGCATTTCGGCGGGAATGAGGACCATGACTGTTAAAGAGCAATTTGCTTATGCGGCGTTCTTACGCGGCGGGAACAAGCCATCTAGCGTTGTCTTGCTCCCCAATTTATTCAGCGCCTTTACCAGGCTACGGCACGACTCTAAATCTGGAGTCCGGATACCTGACTCGTAGTTAGCTAAGCGGGACTGGTTCCAGCCACACGCGCCTGCTAACGCAGATTGAGTGATGCCAAGCTTTTTCCGTTCGTTGGCAATGTTGTTCATAGGTTTCCTTAAGAGCTAGTTCACTCAGTCTTTATTAAACACACATTGTGATTGATAGTCAACACAAATCGTGTAAAGCCTTAAACCACGGAATGTGATATAAAATGCGCATGAACAGAACAGAAACTATCGCCGCGCGTATCAAGCGATTACGGGAAGATAAAGGGCTTACACAGAAGGCTCTTGCGGAGCTTTGCGGCTGGGCTTCACAATCTCGGATCGGCAACTATGAATCAGGAACCAGAAGCGTTAGTGTTGATGACGCAGAGGTAATAGCTAAAGCTTTGGGTGTCGCTCCGGCAGAACTGCTTTTTGGCGACAACTATCAGGGACAATACAAGCCAGGGGAAAAGTTTCCGTTGATTAGCTGGGTTAGCGCAGGTGCATGGAGTGAGGCCGTAGAGCCGTACAACCCTCAGGCAGTGGATGAGTGGTATGAATCAGATTGTCACGTTGTCGGTGACGCCTTCTGGCTCAGGGTTCAGGGCGACTCAATGACAGCTCCTACCGGCCTTAGCGTTCCTGAGGGTATGCTGGTTCTGTTCGACACTGGAAAGGAAGCCGTTAATGGAAGCCTGGTAGTTGCGAAGCTGACAGATGCTAATGAAGCCACGTTCAAGAAGCTAATCATTGATGGCGGTAACAAATACCTGAAAGGGCTTAACCCTGCCTATCCGTTGATCCCAATCGACGGCAACTGCAAGATAATCGGCGTAGCAGTGCAGATGATGATGAAATTCTCCTGATATACCCGCCACTTAAAAACATCAAACCCGCTTCGGCGGGTTTTTTGTTGCCCAAAGAAAATTAAATTACCTTTAAAATCAATGTAAACACGGGTTGTGATAAAAACAATCACATTTCGTGTTGACAGTACGACCACAATTTGTGATTATCTAGCCATCAGCAGGACGCTGGAAGCCAAACGGAACAGATTGGCAGGCTCTTTAACATTGATGGGATTGTCCCGCCGAAATGCGGGAACCAAAGAGTAGTTGGCTTTGGGGTGACGTGAAGTGCAGCTGCACGACGGCAACCGGAAGATAAGCACCCGGCGCGTCACCGCCAAAGTCAATCATCGGAGGTCAACATGACAGTAGTCATTACATATCTGGCTGACGATAACGCCAGAAATCGCCGCAGAGCACGCAGACAGGCTCAACGTGAACAGGCAATGCAAGAGCAGCGACTGGCACGAAAAATTGCGCTAAAGCTCTCTGGTTGCGTCAGAGCAGATAAAGCAGCATCACTCGGAATCCTTCGCTGCAAGAAGGCAGATGAATGCAGTGGAAGTATTTGCCTGCCAAACGTAGCTCTTTACGCGGCAGGCTACCGGAAATCAAAACAACTGACAGCCAGGTAAGTGATGAATCAGACATACATTCCATCATGCTTGAGAAATCTGCCAAAGCAGAAAGCAAAGCCCCGCAAGCAAGCCATAAAGGACGCTAAGGCAGAGGTTATTGATCAAGCAATACAATTGCTCAGGGAGGAGTTAAGAAGTGGCAAGCTCGAAGGAATGATGATGCCCTATCAGCGCGGATATCTATCGGCGATTAGTAAGTTGGAAGTATTGAAGAGTGAATTATGAACTATCTGGAATTTCCGGATGGTTCATTGTTTTGGCAGCAAACCACTTATTTGAGGTGAGATATGGAAGAAGAATTTGAAGAGTTCGAAGAGCATCCGCAGGATGTGATGGAACAATACCAGGACTATCCGTATGACTACGACTATTGATAAGAATCAATGGTGTGGGCAATACGAACGACGGCAATGATTGCCAGAGAACTTGGTTAATAGAACAACAAAGCTGCCTGATAGTGGCCTTTATTTTTGGCATAAATAACAGAATAAACACAGCACTGTGTATTCATTCCAACGAGTGAATACACGGAGCAATGTCGCTCGTAACTAAACAGGAGCCGACTTGTTCTGATTATTGGAAATCTTCTTTGCCCTCTAATGTGAGGGCAATTTTTTTGACGGAGTAAACGATGATAAAAACTGATTACCCTGCAGAGCTTAAACAAAAAGTAATAACAGCAATTAAATGCTCTTTTATCTCATGTCGTACAGATGAAGAACGATATGTCGTTGAGTGTGCAATTGTCGAGTTTCTCACAGCGATGGAATTTACCGCTGCAGAATCAATAGATGTATTAAAGCAATCAGACGGAAATGATATTGAAACGGATGATGTTATTGACCGACTAATAAAATCATTCGAAGAAGAAATAGAGTAGCCGCCTGAGCGCGGCTTTACCGCATACCAATAACGCTTCACTCGAGGCGTTTTCGTTATGCAATCAAATATAAGGAGTTACCCATGATGCACTTTCAGCTCGCGGGTAGCGGCGTCATGTCCGCTTTCTACCCGCACGAATCTGAATTATCACGCCGAGTTAAACAATTAATCAGAGCAGCAAAGAAACAACTGGAGGCGTTATGCGCAATGAAATAGCCATCAATCACCAGATGCTTCGTGCTGCACAGAACAAAGCAGTAATAGCCAGATTTATTGGTGATTCCAAAATGTGGCTTGAAGCAAATAAAGCGATGAAATCAGCGATCAACATTCCGTGGTATCGCAGGAAATGAGTTTTACAGATAACTGGTCAGACGAAGAATTCATTCGTCAGATGAAAGAATTAATCGGTAACGAAGGAGATATTCATGTCACTTGCAACCACAGTGAAGGAGAGCAAGTTACAGAGACGCATGTACACGCAGAAAGCTCTCTGGTATCGCCATAATGGTGACCGCGAAGGAATGCGGGTATGCCTTAATTTGTCCCGAGTCGAAGTATTAAACCAGCGTTATTTCCTTGGGCCATGTCCATTCTGAGGTGAATTATGGATTTGAACAAATTCGATGAGCCATTCTGCCCTGAAGATATCGAATGGCGAATACAGCAAAGCGGTAAAACACGCGATGGCAAGGTGTGGGCTATGGTGCTGGCTTATGTTACGAACCGGGCAATCATGAAACGCCTTGACGATGTTTGTGGCAAAGCAGGATGGCGCAATGAATACCGCGATATTCCCAACAACGGCGGCGTTGAATGCGGCATATCAATAAAGATTGATTCCGAATGGGTAACCAAATGGGATGCTGCTGAAAACACGCAGGTAGAAGCCGTCAAAGGTGGTCGTTCCGGTGCAATGAAGCGCGCTGCCGTTCAGTGGGGAATCGGTCGGTATCTGTATAACCTTGAGGAAGGTTTCGCACAAACATCTCCCGATAAAAAGCAGGGGTGGCACAGGGCAAAACTGAAGGATGGAACAGGATTTTACTGGCTCCCTCCATCGCTGCCGGGCTGGGCAATCCCAGCATCAGATAACAAACCATCACCAGAAAATACCAACCAGAAATCTCCATCGGTTGACTGCGAACAAATCCTGAAAGACTTCAGCGATTATGCATCAACAGAAACTGACAAGAAAAAACTCATAGAACGTTATCAGCATGACTGGCAATTAATGGCTGGCAATGAGGATGCGCAGGCTAAATGCGTTCAGGTAATGAACATCAGAGTTAACGAACTAAAACAGGCGGCATAAATGGGAAGTAGAGGCGTAAATAAGGTGATCATTATTGGTCGCCTTGGGCATGATCCAGAAATCAGATATTCACCATCAGGAACGGCATTTGCAAACCTTATAGTTGCTACGTCAGAACAATGGCGTGATAAGCAAACTGGAGAGCAAAAGGAGCAGACGGAGTGGCACCGTGTGGTAATGAGCGGGAAACTGGCAGAAATTGCCAGCGAATATCTGCGAAAAGGCTCTGAGGTTTATCTTGAAGGAAAATTGCGGACAAGAAAATGGCAGGATCAAAGCGGACAGGATCGGTTCACTACCGAAGTTATCGTGGGCGTTGGTGGAACCATGCAAATGCTTGGTGGCAAGCAAGGAAGCAATGAACAGTCTTCACCTCAGCGAAATAACGGTCAGCAACAAAAACAGCAGCCTCAGAAGCAGGTAAATCACAGCGAACCACCTATGGAGTTTGACGACGATATACCTTTTGCGCCAGTAACCCTCCCCTTCCCTCGTCACGCTATTCACGCAATTTAATCAGGAGAAAATCATGCCAGCGCCTCTGTATGGTGCGGACGACGCGCGCCGCTGTTCCGGCAATTCCGTATCGGAGGTGCTGGATAAATTCAGGAAAAACTACGACCGGATAATGTCGCTACCGCAGGAAACGAAAGAAGAAAAGGAATTTCGCCACTGTATATGGCTTGCAGAGAAAGAAGAACGAGAGCGAATTTACCAGACATCAATCCGACCATTCCGCAAAGCCACATATACCCACTTCCCTGAATATATCGACCCGCGCCTGCGTAATTACCGCTCACGCTATGGCGCTATCAGTAATGACTGAGGAATTTACCATGAGAGGACTTGCATACAATCCCGGTATTCTTCCGGCAGAAATGATTATTCGCCAACGCGTAAAGCCAATGCCATCGAGAGATGAATTGCTTAAGAGAAATAGTTTCGGCTCTGTTAATGACAACAAATATCTGAATGCAATGTGGCGGAGTGGGAAGAAATGAAACAAATGTCACTAATTGAGATGGATGGATTTCTGAAAGGTAAATGCATCCCACGAGATTTAAAGGTTAACGAAACAAACGCTGAATATCTGGTGCGTAAGTTCGGTGAACTTGAATCAAAACTAGAAACGGCGTTGCGGGAGTGTCGTTCTGCTGGAATCACGATTGATAACCTTGAAGCCAAGTGCGCGGCGCTGACTGCTGAGAATGCGGGGCTGAAGGCTGACCACGTGCGAATTTTCAACTCAGGATATCAGCGCGGACACGAGGCAACTGTTGAAGGTTATTTCGTAGATATCCACCAGAACGATATCACAACTTATCACGAAGATGTCGTTGCCGAGATTGAAGAAGAAGAAACTCCAGCCACCGACGCTTTCCTGGCTGAAGTGCGGGCGCAGGGCGTGGAGATGGCTATGGAGCATATGCGGTCGAGCGGTTCGTTAACATTTGGAGATTGCTACATATCACTTAACGAGTTCGCCGCCCAGCTTCGCAAAGGAGGCAACCAGTGAGCAATATTGACTATCAGGCACTGCGTGAGATAGCAAAGCACCAGAGACTTACAGAAGAATCAGCGAGCTACGCAAGGACTAACCATGAAATAACACCGCCTCACACTCGGTGAGGCCTGTTCATTTCTCAAGATATCCAGACCTACCGCAATAATACCAACTCAATAAATGGAGATTCCAAGTGGAAGAAGAAATCTTCACTCGTGAAGAGGCAGCATCGTATCTGAAGGTAGACAAAGGCACTATCACGCAGTGGATACGAAGTGGACGACTTCAGGCCGCAAAGATAAATCCAGATAAACCTAAAAGCCCATATCGCATTTGCAAGTCAGACTGCATTGCGGCGCTTAAGTCTGTAAGACACAATAGCGCGGTGAATGCGGTTGATGTGCAGGAGGTTAAAGCATGTCAATCAAACTACGCGGTGGCACGTGGCACTGTGATTTCGTCGCGCCAGATGGATCAAGAGTTAGACGCTCTCTTGAAACATCGGACAAAAGGCAAGCGCAAGAACTTCACGATCGTCTGAAAGCAGAAGCGTGGAGAGTAAAAAATCTCGGGGAATCGCCGAAAAAGCTATTCAAGGAAGCCTGCATACGGTGGCTGCGTGAGAAATCGGATAAGAAGTCCATTGATGATGACAAGAGCATTATATCGTTCTGGATGTTGCACTTCAGAGAAACCATTCTCTCTGACATAACAACAGAAAAAATAATGGAGGCGGTAGACGGGATGGAAAACCGCCGCCATCGCCTGAACTGGGAAATGAGCCGGGACAGGTGTTTGCGGCTTGGCAAGCCAGTGCCGGAGTATAAACCAAAGCTGGCAAGCAAAGGAACGAAGACGCGGCATCTGGCAATACTTCGCGCTATTCTCAATATGGCTGTTGAATGGGGATGGCTTGACAGGGCGCCCAAAATATCAACACCACGCGTTAAGAATGGACGAATCAGATGGCTTACAGAGGAGGAATCTAAGCGCCTGTTTGCAGAAATTGCTCCTCATTTCTTCCCTGTGGTCATGTTTGCAATCACGACAGGCCTTCGCCGTTCCAACGTTACAGACCTTGAGTGGTCACAGGTCGATCTGGATAAGAAAATGGCATGGATGCACCCTGATGAAACAAAAGCTGGCAATGCGATCGGAGTTCCTCTTAACGAAACCGCATGCCAGATATTAAGAAAACAGCAGGGGCTCCATAAGAGATGGGTATTTGTCCACACCAAACCTGCCTACCGAAGCGACGGAACAAAAACAGCAGCGGTAAGGAAGATGAGAACCGACAGCAACAAGGCATGGAAGGGAGCGTTAAAGCGGGCAGGCATTAGCAACTTCCGCTTCCATGACCTGAGGCATACTTGGGCAAGCTGGCTGGTTCAGTCCGGTGTCTCTCTTCTTGCACTTAAAGAGATGGGAGGATGGGAAACTCTCGAAATGGTTCAAAGATACGCACACCTTTCAGCCGGGCATCTCACCGAGCACGCGAGCAAAATCGATGCGATTATAAGTCGCAATGGCACAAATACGGCACAAGAGGAGAATGTGGTTTACTTAAATGCGAGGTAACTCATTGATTTAAATGGTGCCGATAATAGGAGTCGAACCTACGACCTTCGCATTACGAATCTGTAGCACCAATCATAACTATCTGTTTTAGCAAGCATTAACCGCATTCACTAAGCTATAGTTGATGGCACAAACAGAAAGTTGATGCATGATGTTGCCATATATATGTCACAAATACGGCACAACGATCTTCAAACATATAGCCACACATTCACAGAAGAGCACAAAGCCTTGCAATCCAGTGCAAAGATTTGTGTGTCTCAGTTTTGTCTAAGTGTTCTACTGAAAACATAGTAAAATCGGTAGCGGCTGGAAATCATTCAATACTCGCACTATCGAAAGTTAGACAGCCAGCCGTGGCTCGTGCTTGCATACGACAGGCGGCGGTTTTCTTTATGAAGCAGGTTCAATCGCCTCTTTCTGGCGCTGATTCCAGACACTGTTTTCTGGCATATCCAGACGAACATCGATCCAGCTGTTCGCCGGGACGTCAATCGGTTCACCTTTGGTTTTGATGACCTCACCTTCATCGCTCAGGATATATTTTCGCTTGAAAAGACGGATTGTCAGCTCGCCGCTTTCGGTCTGTTCTGCTTCGACAACGCCAAGCTCTCCCATTCCGCCAGGGTCCATTGGCGGCAGCAGTTGCCATCCCTCTGACGCAAGTCCTGCCGAACCGGCCAGCAAGTAAACACCCACCTCGAGGCGGGAAAGGGTTATTCCCTCCGCCTCAGCGTTCGCCGTTCCACAGCCGCACCAGGAGAAACCATCATCGGCTACGTCAGTACGCTGACTCTCTTCCTGAGACTTAACGATACGTGCCACCGGCGATGCCGCTTTAAGAGTTCCATCACTGGCTTTAGTGGTGTTGGCTGTTGAGTAATTTTCATACCAGCTTGTGTAGGTTCCACCTTCCAGTGCGCGAAGATAAGAGCGCCCGCCTCTGAATGCAACCTGTGTGTTATAAGCGGATGACTGTGTGGAGTGGGTTACTGTAAAACCAAAAACAACACTGGTAATGGGTCCGCTACCTCGCCCAGTCCAGAAACATGTTTTCCCGGCAAACGTATTGATGTTTTCAGACCCTGTTCCGATACTGTTGCCTCCAATACCAGAAGAACCTACCGTAACTACGTTTTCACGAGACTCGCCAGTATTAAGAGTGGCTACGTTTCCCAAACCGAGGTTTGTGCGAGCGTCTTCTGCCTTCGTTGCCCCGGTGCCACCCTGTGCAATAGAAAGCGCGGTAGTGAGCCCTTTCAGCTCCGTGATATCGCTATTCGCCCCCTTTCTGGCAAGTGCGCCAATACCAGGAATATTCACGGAGGCCCCATTGATAGTAACGGTGATAGTCTGGTTTGCGGAGGTGGTGGCGAACGTCTCCCACGCGCCGATATTCTCGTCGTACTCGTTAATGAGCTGAGATATGCTCTGCGCCAGGCCGTCGACCGAGAGACTATCAGTAACAAGAATGCCGTACTTCTGGCCGCTCAGCGCCGGGGAAGCAGCTGGAGTAACCGTCATTGACGTGGCGCTGTTCACGGATGAAATCTGAAACAGCTGCACCGGGTTAGACATCACGATAATCGTCTGGCCAGCGCGGACCTGGCTGGCGGGTGCCGTCCAGTTCGTGCCCGTGCCGGTGGCGCTGTTTCCGTTAATGGCGATGGTTCCAGTGTTATAAAGCATATTTTCTCCAGGCAATAAAAAACCCCGCCGAGGCGAGGTTTGCATTGAAAATCATGAGTTATTTACATGTCGTGCTTGTGAATGTGTTCGCACTTACCCAGCGCCAGTTAAAGGGATATCCGGCCTGGTATTGCGTCTGGTTGTTTTGCTTTCGAACGGCGTAAATCATAACGGTATTCTCATGGCCACCCATATATGCCGTGCCGCTGCAAATCGGTTTCTGTTTCTCAAGTACACCAGCGCAACCGGTCAGAGATAACGCTACAGCCAGGCAGATAATCAGCTTTTTCATTATTAATAATCCAGAGGTCAATATTAACTCAACAATAGCAGCATGAAATAAATTGGGATAATTGATCGCTCAAAGCGATCAATCATAGGCGTCTGTTTTAATTGCTGTCAGGATAATTCCATTATTTATCACCCCTCCAGCCCCCCCAGGAGTATTTGCGGCTGTACCAGCGTTTATTCTTGTACTTGTGCCTGAATACCTACAAGATGAGTAAGCGTCGTTTCTGTTCACTTGCCCCAGCCTTGATGGAGCCACTGCCCATGAACCATCAAGCGTCTGGTCAATGTTAATCCCGCCGTTTGCTCCAGGCGTTCCGATTGTCTGCAAGTCTGACAGCACGCGGGACTCATTAGTGAGTACCAGCTTCCCGCTCGAATCCCAGATTGCCATCCCCCACTTCGGTAACGTCTGTGGAAATATGGCAAATATATATGCAGTTAACGTGAAGCTCTGGTTATAAGGATTAACCCCCGCGACATATATATTTCCGCCGTTCCGGTAAGATATTACTGGCGTGGGCTGGGCGGTATTTGTGGTCCTGATAAATACCATCACAGGGTAGTCAGCATTTAATGCAATATTCTGAGCAACCTGCTGCGAACTGCCATTAGCAGAGGAGTTGAAAGTGTACTTGCCGTAAAGACAAAAAGGCGTTGACTGGGGCGTTACAAATGGGTTCCCGTTGTCCATTAATATCATCGCGCCAAATTCGGCCATTATGCTTTCTCCATGAAAACAACCACCTCACATTTTGAGGCCGGATAATTTCCCAGGCCTACAGAAGATGCAGCGCTTACGGTTATTGTGCTCCCTGACGCGACAATGCGCCGCCCTACGCTGTTACCTCCTTCATCAAGTGAAAGAACAAAACCAACTTTCATTCCTGAGGGCACCGTAAAAGACCAGCTGCCGGAGGTTTGCCCGGCAGCCAGCTGTATTCGCCCAACGACGGAAACGGGTTTGATGCCATAGTTGTTGGGTTTTCCTGAAGCATCCCAGGTCTGTATTCCATAAGCCATTTCAGAATACTCCCGTTAATCGTCCAACCTGCACCCTAAGAACATTACTGCCATCTTTGACGCTGATCGTCTGATTTGTCAGTTTCATGGCTCCCTCACCAGCAGTCGAACCGTAGTTCTCAAACGTCCCCCCTTTATCAAGCTTCCAGCCAGCAGAACCAGCAACATAATTGTTCGACTGGATAAAATTACCAATCTTTGCGTTGCTGATAGTGCCGTCCTGGATGAAACTGTCCCGGATGAATGTCTGTCCATTCTGGATCACAAACGGCAAAGCCACGCTGTTACCTGCTGCCGTGGTGACGGCGAAGCGGTCAGCCAGGAAGATGACCTGCGACTGCATCCCGGACGGCGTATTCTCAACACCAATCCCCATGCCCGCGGCGTAATACTGACCGTTGCTGGAAACGCCAACCTTGATGTTATACATCGCGCTGAGGTTACCGTTCACATCAGCCACCGCCTGCGCGGTCTGGTTAATAGCCGCTGTCTGGCCGTTTACCGTAACCGTCAGGGAGTTGATTTTCGTGGCCGAGGCCTGCGTGAAATCAGCAAGGGTTTCGGTGAGATCGGTCGCGTTTGAGACATTACCACCGGCAGAAGCATCAAGCGTAACCAGCGCACGGGCAACCGCCTGGCTGGTATCTGCAATGGTGGTATCGATACGGTCGATGCTGGCGCTGTTCCCGGCGTTGGTGGCTGTCTGGGATCGACGGCTGGTGACCTGCGCGAGGCTGTTCTGAATAACCGCGATAGAGGAGTTTTTAACGCCTCCCGTCATGCCATCCATCGAGACAGAGATTTCGTCAATCTTCACCTCGGCCTGGGCGAGCCCATCGGCGTTTTCCTTGATGGCCAGCGCCTGTTGCTCCAGATCGTCAGCGTTCTGTCTGATATCGTCAGCCATACCAGCAATTTTTTCGTTGCTGTCTACTGCGCTTTCGATCAGTTCCTTGAACGTGTCCGATTCTTTAATGTCCTCCAGGATAACATCGGTGATATCCGACACATCGATACTGGCCTGTCCACGTACCCAGTCGGTATAACCCGACTCATTGCCTGTCCTGTCCACCAGCTGCGCCCGGTACCAGAAAATTTGCCCCGCCTTCAGGCCCATCTGCTGATACTTGCGCTGCGGGTAAGGCACATCGGCCAGCAGCATGGCATCGTCTTCAGTACCGGTCAGGCTGTACTGAATTTCCGTCTTCAGCGTGTCGTCGGTATTCGCCGGGAATCCCCAGTTCAGCTCGATACCGAACACCACGTTTTCAGAGGCGATAAAGCCAACCGGCTTCGGTGGATTGCCCACTTTACCCGTCAGCGTTTTCTCTTCTGAATAGCCCCATCCGGATGAAATTTCTGCGGCATTGATTGCGCGCACCCGCACCAGGTAGCGCCCGGCATAAATCCCCGGGACGTCGAATGACGTGGTGGAGGTGCGCGGCACGTTAACCCAGTTCCCGTCGTTGCGGCGCCATTGTGCTTCATAGGCGATAGCGTTCTGCGCCTGGTCCCAGCTCACGCGCATTGTTTCGACGCTGATATTTTGCTGAACCACGGAAAACGAGCTGATCACGATGTTCGCAGGCGGCGACTGGTTACCCGGCGGAATCACGCTCACCGGCCGCTGGTCAATGATGGCTCCGGTATCGATACGGGCATATTTATCCGGGTCGTGCCATGCGCCGGTAATCGAGAAAGTGCCATCATTGTTATCGGAAACGCTGACAACTCGATACTGCTGCGCGTAGAGCTCGTCAGATTCAACCACCCAAACAGCTTCGGCCTGTGGCGTCTCACTGTATGCCGTGGTGACTGTGACTGATTCCCCGTTCACGGCCTGAATGGTCCTGCTCTGCGACGCTCCGGAGGGAAGGTTGAGAATAAGGCGATCACCTGGTGCTGCATCAGCTACGCGGTCAAGTTTGATAACGCGACCGTTAACGGCGCTGATGCGGCCGCCCATAACCTTTCCGGAAAGCAGCTCGTCTGCCACGGCGATGATGTAGCCAGGCTGCGGAATGTTTCCGTCCAGCCCGACATCAAACGAAACAACGCGATCCTTGTTGTTGGTGAGAATACCCCAGCGCCCCTTTCGGTTCGCTTCTGACTGCCTGGTGCAGCCGATGGCTGTCATTTCCAGCTGATTGAAGCCGTATCGCGCCACCAGCGCCTGCTCAAATACCGGCTCCATCGCGTCGGCATAAGCGTTCCCCGGATCTGACCATGAAACCAGTGCTGTGGTGTAGCGGCTTTTCGTGGTGCTGCTCGAATAGGTGAAGCGACCGCCAACAACGTTAGCGCGCGTGTAGCTGTAATCAACATCGCGCGGCATGTCAGCCAGGGCCACAATCTGATCCCCGCCCCAGTAGGTCATGCCACGGAAGATAGCGGCAAAATCACGCAGGACTGTGTAGGCGTCGTTCCGGTCCTGAATGTACACGTTGCAGGTATAGCGTGGTTCTGTACCGTTGCCCCCTTTGCCGTCTGGTACCATCTGATCACAATACTGAGCAACCTGATAAAGCGTCCATTTATCAATATTCGCAGCGGTCAAACGGTGCCCAAGGCCGAACCGGTCAGAAACAACCAGGTCGTAAAAAATCCACGCAGGGTTATCCGTCCATGCCCACTTAAACGCACCGGTCCATGTACCGCTATAAGTGCGGGTTTCAGGGTCGTAGGTATCTGGAACGCGGATAACGCGGCCGCGGGGCTCGCAGGAGATCTGAGGGATAGAGCCGTTAAACTGGCTGGAATCGAATTCGATGTAGAGTAACGCTGTGTTTGGATATCGTAACTTGGCGTCAATCACCTCAGTGAAGCTCTGCAGCATCATCGTGTCGCCGATCTTCGCGCTGTTGGCGTCAGAGGTAATCTTACGCAGACGTATTGTCCAGGTGCTGCCAGCCTGCGGTAAATCGATACGGTGGCTGCGCTCATAACCTGAGGTCGTTTTACCGGTCACGCTGGTATTGAGTACCGTCTGCCATGTGCCGCCGTCAGTCTGCAGGTCAATCGCATAATTGACCGAGTAACCCACCAGATCGCCGTCGTCTTCCTGTTTGAAAAGCGAGGGCCATTTAAGACGCAGGCGAACTGCTGAAAGCTGCGTATTGGTAAACGTGCGCGTCCAGGCTGTGGCACTTGATACCTCAGTTCCTACGCTGATCTCGTTTTCGGTACCGGGAATACCCTGAATATATTTTTGCGCCTGCGTTCCCGCGCGAAACTCCCACGTTACCCCGCTGAAGTTTTGGGAGCCGTCAGCATTCTCCAGCGCTGTTCCGTCCAGGTAGATATCTTTGCCGGTTAATTGCCCGGAGAACTCGCCCTCGCCAAGGGCGATTAAAATTTTCGCCTTCGCAACTGACTGCAGATCATCGGGCTGTTCAGTTGGAGTGCGTGTCTTTGAACTACCGCCTTTGCGGCCTTTAATCGCGGTTGCAGTTGCCATATTGCGTCCATAAAAAAAGCCACCCGGAGGTGGCTTGTAAAAAGGTTAGTTATCTACTGCTGATCTTCGACATAAATTCCTGCAGAAATAATCGCTCCGCCGATTCGACGCTTACCATAAAGCAGAGGCACCGGGTACCCCTGTGCCGCGGTGTTTGTAACACCGCCGAATGCATACGATGCACGGTTATCTGCGCTTTGTTTGCTGGCTATGCCTGATGGCTGCGGTGAAAGCAGCTGAATAACCCCACCGAGGACCAACGAGGCACCAGTGGCAGCAGCAAACCCCGTCAATCCACCAGCAGCGAAAGCAGCGCCAATACCGCCTGGGCCAGTCAACACAGCAGCAGTAATAAGCACGGCCCCCAAGATCGTCTGCAAAAGACCAGCCTTTTTACTCCCTATTACTACAGGGACAATCCGGATCACTTCGCCGGTGACGGGAAAGCCGAGATCATCAACGCCAATATTCTTTTTATCTCTATAAACGGCATACGTCAGCCCTCGGGCCTTGCTTGTGTTTAAGAATTTCTCGAATCCATTGATGGTTTTCGCGAGTGCATTAATGGCTTCAGCAGTAGTGCGAACCAGACGGTGATGAACCCTTCCATATGTCTTAGCTAGCACGCCACTTAGCTCAATTCTTGTCATTACCTCTTGCATGCTGCCCCCATAAAAAAACCCCCCGTAGGTGGTTTGTTAATTTACGCTCTCAAAGCCCAGCTTTTTTCCTTGCTTCTTCAAGGTAGTTTTCTTTCGACTGGTCTTTGTTATTTGCCTCGAAGTTTGGATCTACTATTTTTGATAATTTCTGGTCGATAGACTCAAGTAATTCAACCTGCCTGTTCGCTCTGACGCTGGCGCGGTTGATGAAAAACCAGAGAATTAACCCAATAAAAATACCGACGAAGATCCAACCAAACCCAACTGTATACATATCGTTCTCCTTGCTGTGTACTACACGATAGTATCAGTGACAGTTTGTTAAATAAAATTCTGATGTCTAAGAATCTTCATCGTCCTTTCCTGCCAGTAGCCACCATACGGCACGCGCTGGCTCAGATGTCCGTACAGGTGGTGCAGCAGCATGTTACCCTCCAGTAAAATCCCGGCATGATTCCACTTATCGGCCTGCACCTGCATGATGACGAGGTCCCCTTCCTGAGGCGGGCCGTCAAACTCCCTGAATCCGCATTCATACCAGCAATCCTGATAAAAATTGTCCGGATAGGCGTTTTCCCACCAGGGATAATCCACCCGGTAATCGTGGAGCTCGATACCATGCGTTTGCCGGAAATAGCTCATTACCAGCCCCCAGCAGTCGAAGTGTCCAAGCACAAACGGACGCTCCAGCAGTGGCAGTTCTCCGCGCGGCTGGATGGTGCGTAAATCCCCCTCCGGCCAGCTCACAATATGCCAGGGTAAAAGCGTTGCGTCGCATTGCGCTTTATCCAGTTCGCTCGGCTGCGTTGTGGCGTCAGGGTGACTGTGAACGATGGCGATCACCGTTCCCCAGTCCTCAGCAGCTGCGTAGTCTTCGGGGCAAAGGACAAAATTGTCCTCCGGCGCCGCGGCAAGATTCCGGCACGGGAAATAACGTTCAACGCGGCTTTTCTGCGCCACCACGCCGCAACACTCAAGAGGATATTCAGCTGCAGCATGCGCCATAATCGCATCTATGGTTTTCTGACGCATATCAACTCCTGATCAAAGACGTGCCCGGGAAGCCACCAAACGAGAGTTCGTTATTTTCGCCGAATCGGAGTTTGCAGGCCGTCAGCGTGCCATTGCATTCATCCAGCGACGGATCGCTTACCGGGTTGTTGTTTTTATCGAAATAGCGGGTGCCGGCATAGTCGCAGCCGTCGCCGGTACGATATTTATTCCGGATGCACCAGGTACACAGGGAATGAAGCTGTCGCGTCGGGATCATTTGCCCCTGCAGGTCCATCGGGCTGGACAGAACAAATTCAACGGTTTCACCGGCAAGCTCGCCAGTTTTCCCGTCGATATACCAGACCTGCAGCTTTTCCTGAGTCGGGTCTGCTGTGGGGTTACCGTCCGCGAAATTTCTGGCATCGAGATATTTCTCTTTTGTGTCGTGAATAGTGACTTTCGCCTGCAGCAGATCGTCATACGCAAGACACATGGCAGAAATAGAGCTTTCGATGTTCGCAACCGTCAGTGATGGCGTTGCATTGCTCCCACTGGTTGATTTTTCCAGGCCTTCCAGCTGATACGGCCAGGCGGCGTATTCATTTCCCTGCCACCAGATTGGTTTCGCCGGAAGCTTGGACTCATCCCCACCAGCGGCGATGATTTCCGCTTCCGTGTGGGGAATGCGGTAATTGTGAAAGCGGAGAACGTCCGTTAGCCCAAAGGAAGAACCGTCCACCTCAATCAGACGAACATCGTTTCCGGATTCAAGCTTCTGATAGTCTGCGTTTAAGCTCATGGTTTAAATGCCTGGATGAATGTTGCTTCAAGGTTGAATTTTCCCGCACCCAGCCCGGTGGGTTTATACGTTTCGCAACGATACAAACCCAAAGGCTCGAGCGGCGGCTTCCATTGAAAGGCTTTCGTTCCTTCATGCCTGTCGAGAAAAGATTTAATGGCAGAAATGTAGGTTTCGTTGCCAGTGAAGTTGAGCGTCCATTGCTGGGTTCTGGTGTTCAATCCATCCCCTGAAACCTGCTCATATCCATCGCCAAACTGGGCTTTTCTGACGCGGAAACTTGTATCAGCCTCCGCGTTAATCCGTGGGCACCAGGTGAAAGTTTCAATGGCCATAATTATCGGGTTCCTTTCATTGCGTTCCAGATGTCGCCGCCGGGACGAATGTCACGCATCACATTCTGCTTATAACGTCGATCAACAAATTCCCCGACCTCGGCACCAAATTGCTCAAGGCCTGGTGAGGCCTGAGTTTGAGTGTTGCCGTTGCCATCGATGGTGATATAAACCTGTGGCGCCGAAGATACAGACTGACCGCCGCCACCTCCGACCGCACGAACGCCGAGAGAACCATCCGGCGCGCGGGTAAGCGGCATGATCGCCTCCGGCCCAGCCTCGCCCATGATTCCGGCCCCGCCTTTTGCGAAAGCGAACATGGTGGGGTTTCTGACGATCCCATTACTGAAAGCGCTCAGAGAGGGGGAGTCATAAACGCCGCCTTTGGCGTTAAACTGGAAGTTCGATCCGTAACTGGAAACCGCCGTACCGGTGCTGGCTGATGCTCCCGCCCCGCCCCCGAAGAAGCTGCCTACACTGCCGATGAGTGAGCCAAAGATGCCAGAACCGGAAGAGGCCCCACCCATCGCGCTAACCACCGCCATCTGCAGAGCCACTTTTTCGATAATCTGCAGGACAGAAATACCCCACGATTTCCAGCTAACTTTATTGCCTTCGAGCATTGAGGTGACGTTACCAAACGCGCTGTCGAGTGTGGTTTTCACCCCGTCAGAAACCGTTCCGGATACATCACTGATTTCATCAAACCAGTTGGCATAGCCGCGTGATACACCGAACATCCAATCCGCTTCAGCTGCTGCAATAGCCTTGTATTTCTCCTCCAGAGCATCGAGGGCTGCGGCGCGCTGTGCGATGGCCTCGGTGCCGCCGTCCGTTTTAGCAAAAACACGGTCGATCTGTTGCGTCTCATCGAACCGGCTGCGCTGACGATCACTCATGCCTGCGGTTTCGGTTGTCAGCGTCGCCTCATCCCTGAACTTTCGGGCCGCTTCAGTTAAATCCTTCAGGGCATCAGCCTGTTCGCGCTGCTTGCGCACGTTCTCGTCGGCTTTTTGCGTCCATTTTGCCAGCTCTGTTGATGATGCCTGGATTGCTCTGCGCTGCTCGTCGGTCCATTTAGTGCCTGCCTGGTGCGACGCCGCGTAAAGCTCAGAGGCTTTTTCTCCTTCCGTGGCCCGGACGCGTTGCACATCGATAGCCACGCTCAGATCGGCCATTTTCCGGGAATACTGTTCGGCGGTGCTGGCCGCTTCGCGCTCGGCTTTACTCTGCGCTTTCGAGGCGGCGGTAGAGGTTTTTTTTGCCTCTGCAGCTGCTGCATCCTTTTTGGCTGCCTGATCCTTGTTGTAGATGTACTGGGTGTAAAGCGCCCCCGTCAGCTGCAGGTCTTCTGCTTCGTAGACGTGCTGCTGATGGAGTTTCTCTAATCCGCTTAAGCTGGCTAGCTCATTATCGCGGCGCGAGCGCTCCAGTGCAGTTTGCTGTTGAGGCGTTGCATTCGCCAGTGAGACGACGGGCCCGGCATATTGCGGCGGCTTGGCGCCAGCGGTCGCTGACATCGAGCGGTTAAGCAGGTCATACGCACCTTTCAGGATTGAGACAGCGCCAGCCTGTTCGATAGCCTTTTGTGTGGCCAGATCACTGGCCTGATTAACCAGCTTCTGCGTTTGCTCGACTTTTGAGGCTGCCTGTTCGCGCTGGTACTCAAGCTGGTTCAGCTTATCGGTAAGCTCGATGTTTTTGGCCGTGATGTCGGCCTGGTCCATGAAGGTGTTGATCAGGGTCAGCGTCGGATGGCGGTTGTAGTCCTGCTGGATTTGATCAACCGCCTTAAGACTGTCTTTCACCTTCGCAATCTGAGAGTCGAGGTCGGCCAGGTCCTGTTTTTGCGCCTGTAAAGATGTACGGGCATCAGCCGCGGTCGAACGCAGGCCAAGCACCGACATCTGCTGGAGCTTGGTGTTGATCTCGTCAAGGTTGTTGGCAAAACCTACCGCCTCACGGTGCACCTGCTGGGTATGCTGATAAAGGCCATACATCGCAGCGCCGGCACCGATAATCACTCCAGGCCAGCCACCGAGAATGCCAAGAACGCCACTACCCAGGCGGGACATCACCGAGGCTGTATTGGTGAGGTTATTAACGGCCGAAGTCCTGCCAGCAAGCGCCGTATTCAGTGATGCCTGAGCAGCAGCAAGATTACGCTCAGCGACAATCTGAGCCTCAATACTCGTCGCCGCTGCGCGCGCCTGTTGAGCGCGGTAAACAGCCTGGCGACCAGCAGCAACGCTAACCTGAGCTCCGCGAACCTGAGCCTGCGCCAGCGCGACCTCGGCGGCCGTATTAGCGAGGACTGCCCGGGTTGACTGAGCAACGCTGCCGACCATGTTGCCAAAATAACGAGCGAGGCCAACACCAACCAGAATGCCTGCGGTGTTCGCCACATCATCGATGTTATTCGCCAGACCATCCAGCACGCCGGAAAGCGTTGATGATGCGCCGACCGCATCGTTCGCCCCGCCAACCCATGCAAGGAAGGCGTTTTGCACTTTCTGTGCAGATCCGCTGATGGATGCAGGAAGGGTGTCGAATTCTTTACGGAGGATCTCAACGTTGGTCAGCAGCGGGACGATCTTGTTGGTCGTCAGCTCGCCGTTGTTGGCCATATTTCGCAGGCCACCAACAGTGGTACCCAGCCCATCAGCCAGCAGTTTCGCCAGGCGTCCACCGTTCTCCATGATGGAGTTAAATTCTTCGCCTCGCAAAACGCCTGAGCCAAGTGCCTGGCTAAGCTGGGTGATAACAGAACTCGCCTCTTCGGTACTGGCGCCAGACAGCTTCAGTGAGGTTGCTACGGTTTCCGTAACTTTTGCGACGTCAGCAGAAGCGTAACCGGCATCACGCAGGGACTGCGCAATTCGGCTGTACAGGTTGCTGTTTGCCTCGAGGGATGTTCCGGTGCGCTGGCTAATCTCCATCAGCACGCGCTGGGATTGCACGTAATCCTCACTGGAAGAGGACGCAAGGCGAAGACGCCCATTCAACTGGTTCCACGTGTCGGCAAACTGAATCAGCTGATGCGTGGCAAATGCACCAGCCCACGCACCGGCAAGCCCGGCAGCAGAGGATCGCACGGTTGCAAGCTGAGAATTCAGGTCAGCCAAAGACCGCTGAGTTTCACGCGTGGCCGCTGCAGCTTTTTTCCCGCCCTGTTCCATAGTGCGGTAGTAATCGGTTCCCATGCGGGACGCTCTGGCGATCTCTGACTGAAAAGAAGAAGAGTTCGCCGAAATTTTGATGATTAGCTCGCGCAGCGTTGCCATATTTCACCCATAAAAAAGCCCGCAGCCGCGGGCATCAAAGACTGGACATCCATTCTTCAAGTTCAGAGACTTCAGCGCCTTCTTCCTGCTCACCCCATTTCAGCATCACGTCAGGAATGGTGAATTTCCCGCCCTGAGAGTTCAGCATTGCAACGGAGATCTGCGCCGCCTGAGCATCGGCGCGCCAGTCACCAATCGGACTGATGCGGTCGAACTCGATCCACATTTTGAGCTCGCTGGCGGTCATGTTCTGGCGCAGTTCGTGGAGAGTACGTCCCAACCGGAGCGCCAGCGACATCAGGAAGAAGGTCAGCGGCTGCTTTACGGCTTTCCCGCTTCTTCCTGGCTCATTCCGAGGTTGAGGGCCTGAGCCAGCAGGCGGGAGTGCACAGGACCATAAATTTTAGATACCTGCTCCTGATCCTCATCGCTGAATACTCGCTCGCCGTTTTCATCCAGCAGAACGTCAATAAACAGAACCACATCAGCCTTTTTGTTACGCAGAAACTTTTCCGCCTCCGTCAGCGTCGGTGCCTCTTCGCCCTCGGCGAGCTGGGGATTAACGATCTCCCGGAATTTCACCCATGCATCGCCAGAGGGTTCACGCAGCGTTACCTTTGCGCCATCCCATTCAGGGACCGTGATACCTTCTTTGGTGCGATAGGCTTTCGATGCTGTAAGCGCCACGTTGCGTAATGAATTCTGTGATGTTTTTTGCGGCATTTCATTTTTCTCTTGTTACATGATCGGAGGGATAAAAAAAGCGGCCGAAGCCGCTCAGGAACCAGACGCGTAGATGCGTTTAGGTTTGCCGCGTACACGCAGAGAATAGGTAGCGCCAACAACGGAAGATGTTGCGGCAGACCATGAGCTCTGGCGTACTTCCACCAGCACGTAGAAACCGTTGCCAGACGGGAATACCACACGCAGCGCACGCAGTTCGTCATTTTCGTAAGCGGTCTGCAGTGCCTCCTGCGCTGCTTCATCGCCAACCCAGTTACGGGTAATGCTCATTTCAGCAGGCGCGGCGAGGCCGTTGGTTTGCTCCTGTTCAGTTGAGCAAAGCGTGGTTACGTCAATATCCCCTTTTTGACCGCCCGTGAAGGTGATCTCCTTTGTTGCACAGGCCGCTTCCAGCCAGGTAACACCATCCCCCGGGAAACCTAAGGCATTAAAATCCTCGGCGGTTACGGGTGCGTCGGAGACGGCAAAGGTCATCCCCTTTGTAACTTCATACTTACTGGTCATGATTTCTCCAGATAAAAAAAGACCGCCAGAGCGGTCTGTTATGGTGGGAAAAGTTAAACGGTTACCTGAAATTCGAGCGTTGCCCGGTGATAGCGCAGATCAGGCTCATAGCCCGGCGTTTTAACAATGCTTTCCGGCTTCAGCACCTGCAGAGCATCAAGCGCCATATTCCTGATCGTGCGCGCTTCAGTGATGGTGCTGGAATAGACATCAACCTGCACAGAAACGGCAGATTCAGCCTGACCGCAAAGAACGTCTGCGGCCACGTCGGTAATAATCGAGAAAATTACCCAGGGCGGAGAGACTGAAGGCTTCCCGTCACTGCCGAGCGGCGCAACGTAGGGATAAACCTGCCCTCCGGCCAGCGGTTCCAGCAGAGGATAGAGATCGTCTTCCGTCATTTGCTTAATGCCTCATCGATGGCCTGGTTCATGCGCCTGATCGCGACCTCTGTCGCCTGCTCCTGTCGGACGTCAAACGCTGGACGAATGAAAGGATGTGCCGGCATGTTGGCAGTTCCCATTTCAACGAATCGCCAGTAAAAGGCGTTTCTCGGGTTATTAGCCTTCATCGTGTTATCGCTGTTTCCGGTGCGCGGGTTAACGCCACGAATATGGACGCCGGAAGAAATTTCCCCGCGGCGACGGCTTTTTTGGGTCACCACCACCACGTTTTTTTTCAGTTTCCCGGTACGCACCGGAGCGCGGGCGATCACTTCTTCCTTAAGCACTTCCGCGCCGGCGCGGGTGGCATCACGAAGAACCTTATTGTTTTCAGCGCGGCTAAGCGCCTCCAGATCCTTTGCGATGTCATTTAACCCGGAAAAATCGAGGCTCGTCTCAATCATTTTTCAGCTCCCGTTTTGCAAAGAATTTCCAGGCGAGTGCCAGTCGCATTTGCTACAGGAGGACCGATGATATTTAGCACCTGACCTTTATACGGGCCGCTGAGCACTTCCAGACGAGAAGAGGCATTCAGCTCTGACCTGAAGCGCATCCAGACGCGAATCGTTGCCTGCGCCGTTTCCGCGCCGCCTGAAAGCTGCTCTCTGCCGCTGATCCCCTTTACCTCAGCCGGGACCGGGTTGCCACCTGTCCACGATTCAACCGGCTGACCAGATGGATCGCGCGAAGTCGTGAAGGTGAGAATTTTTACCCGGTGCCTGAATCGTCCCGGTTCCATCAGGAGCCCTCCTCTGATTCGGCTTTTCCGCGCCAGTTGCGATGAATGAACATCATGCGTTCGGCGGCTGCATTCTCATAAAGCTGCACTTCGCTTTGTGCCGTCCGGTGTTCAAACATGTCAGCAAAGACAAGCAGAACGGCGCCCTTAACGGCGGCAGGAATATCAGCCGCAACCTTCCATGCTGGTTCATCGCACCAGCGCATGCAGTAGTCAAAAGCGGCCTGGGCGTACAGCGTGATCAGCTCGTCCCTGTCGTCTTCCTCAAACTCAATCTGCTGCTTAAACAGACTGAGGGAAATTACATCCAGAACATCTATCGCCATACGTTAAAAGGGCGGGTTTCCCCGCCCCCTCCATCATGAGCCAGAAGAGAAGGTGCCCTTGATGATTGCTGTCGGGCGATAATGCGCCAGCGCCAGACGCTCTTCGCACAGGATGGTCAGCATGTTTTTCACGAAGTTATCGCGGTCTTCACGGCTAACTTCCACGGTGGCATCCATGCGATCCCAGACCTGTGAGGCCATATCGAAACCGCCTACGGTAAAGGTGCCGGCGGCCTGCGCCTTAGTCGGAACCACTGGCAAGCCCCACATGATGTTACTGGTGAATGCCTGAGGACCACCGAAGATATAGCGGCCTTCATTGTCTTTCAGCAACGCGATGTTGTGCCAGTCGCGCGGGTTCAGGACGATACCGGAAGCGCTGAACTCAGACTCGGTCACCTGATAAATAGCGTGAGCGATAATGTCAGCGCGGGTGTCGCCGGTGGCATTCAACGAGGTGTCATAGGCGGTTGCCACTTCGTTCAGCCCTTCCAGGTTATCCCCGGTACCGTCGCCGTTCAGCAGCTGGCCCTCTTCCTTCAGTGCCAGGCCGTACATGAGGCGGTTGTTAATGTAGGACTGAAGCATTGGCGCATCATCCATCACCTGACGTGATGCCTGCACCCAGTGCGCGATGGTCTTCACGTTCGCGGTTTGTTTGCTGAAGGTGATATCCGATTCTGGCTTCAGTGCTTTCTCTGCCACCACGTCGGCGTTATTGGTAAACACCTCTTCACGCACATATTCCAGAGCATTACTGGAAGTGCGGCCCTGAGCCAGCAGATCACGAATGGTAAGACGGCGCAGGCCTGGCATGATGATGCCTGGGATCTGCATAGGCTGGATCAGTGAGCCAGCCGAATCAGCGTCACTGCCTAGTGACTTGTTAAACGTTTTAGCGCCAAAGGTGCCCTGTTTACCGTCCCATGACTTAATAAGCTCTTCAGCAGCCCGTTCAGAGAAGGATTTCTTCTCACCAGGATTCTCAGCGCCGGATGCCAGTTTCTGTTCCAGATCGAAGAGGCGAGTGCCGGATTTGGTCAGCTCTTCCTGTACTTTCATCAGGTCGGACTGCAACTGTTTGGAAACCTGGCCTGTGCTTTCGATTTCTGCTTTCTGCGCATCGAAAAGCTGGGTCATTTTCTGCTGGGATTCTTCGATAGCTTTTTGAATGAGAGCGAGTTCAGACATAATTATTTACCTAAGTTAGAAGGGAAAGATTTGATGCTCTGAAGCAGAGCGTTTATTTGTGCTTCGTTTCCGTCGCCCTCGGACTCGCTCCGAATCGCTGACTTAAACCGGGCAATTAGCCCAACTGCCTGTGATTTGGTGAGGCCGACTGAATCCCTCAGCCAGTTCTCCACATCACGAATCGTTTCAATACCATCGACACTTTTCATGGCTGCGATGCCAGCCTGTTCGTTGGCGGGGAAAGTGCAGACGCTGATTTCGCGCAGAGCCTGGATATTCTTAAAAATGCGGCCTGTTGGAATGATGGTGTAATCGTCTTTCGAAACGGAAAAGCCAACCGACATACCTTCAACCGTACCGTGCTGCATTGCCGCTTTCAGGTCAGCGGCGCCGCTGTGTCCTGGGGTAAGTTGACCGCGCACATACAGGCCTTTTTCGTCCTCAGCCAGGCTGTCCCATTTGCCAACCGGCAGTTCCCACGTCCTGTGGTTAAAAAACATCGCCACTTTTCGGGTCTGGTTCGCCAGCGCGTTTTTAAACGCCCCAGGCAGAATGATGTCGCCATCGGAATCGGTGTTATTAAAAACAGAGGCGTAGCCTTCAAAAATCCCCTGTTTACCGTCACCGGTGAATTTGATTTCTGTCTCGTCGAAGGACAGCGTTTTTACGATTTCAGGCATTACGGCCCCCATAAAAATTAAGCCCCGTTATTACGGGGCTCTTTGTTGGTTCCTAAATCGGTGATCGGCACGTATTGCGACTGGCGCATTGCCACATCGCCACCCGGCAATGGCGGGAGGTTGTCCGTTCGTCGCATCTCGTTGATGGTGCGTAGCCCTGCCTCTCCCATTGCCTTCATAAAGGCAGCGCGGGATGCCGAATCGCCCCTCAGCAGGCCGTCGAGGTTGTGCTCAGCATGAATGCGGCCAACATCCTTAGCAGGAATAAGCCACCGCTGAATGCTGTTTTCCCACCTGGAGATATAGGGCTGCAGGGTGTACTGCAGGAAGCCGAGATTCTGCTGCTCGATGCCCGATCCCCAGCTCGTTGATTTCTCGACGTCGCCGACAAGGTGAGGCGGTACGCCAAAGAATCGCGCCAGTTCACTTACCTGAAATTTTCGGGACGCCATCATTTCGGCATCCTGCGGAGTTACGCCAATTGCCGATGTAGAAAAACCCGCTTCCAGAATCCAGAGGCGTTTTTTTACCGGGCCGCCGGCGATCTCTTTGAAGTTCTCTTCGACCTGGGAGCGCTGCTGTTCAGTTAGCACTTTTTCGCCAGTTGAGAGGATTTGCGGAGACTTGGCGCCGTTGGCAAAGAAATCTCGCTGCTGGTCCTCCATCGCAACTGCCACACCTGCCGATTTACAGGCAAAAGCAATGGGTGACAGGCCTACAAGCCCGGTGAATCCGAAGCCTTTAAGGTGAAAAATCTCTTTCTGCGAAAAGTCGGCGTATTCGCTGTCGCGTTGATAGCGATAAACCACTTTTTTTCCGACGAGCTTCACATCCATATTGGCAGACTGAAGCGGGAGAAGGCTGATCACGTCACCTGCGCTGTTGCGGTCCACAAGTGCATATGCGTTACCGTAGAAACAGAGCTGCATCGTCATGGCCTCCCTGAATTCTTGGGCGGTCATGTACTGATTCGGTGAGTAGCGCAGCAGTCGCGCCAGTGGATTGCTCAAATCCACTTTTTTACGGTTGTCATTCTGGTCTGTTTCGAAGACATCAAGCGGTAAGCATGCCGTGAGCGTTGAAATCAGGCTCACGCAGCGCCACACAGTCGAAATTTGCAGTATCCGTTCATCGTTAATGGATGAATCGCCCAGGTGTCCGTGGGCCGAAACAGGCCCCGTCTGTGAGCCCTGATTTGGGGTGACTAAACGCCCGCCGACAAACCAGGACTGCAGCCTTGCCCACCAGCCGTTATTGGTTCGCAGGTCAATCGTGTATTTAGGTTCTTCCATCACATGCTCAGCGGTCGGAAAATGAAGTCGTCGAAGTCACCACCCTGTTCGGTAACTTCCCCATTAGCAGCACCAACGGACATTGTCATTGCGACCATGCCATCAATACGGCCCGTTGCTTTGGATTTATCGAGCTTGCGGTTGCCAGCAGCATCTTTCACCACCACCGCATTCACAGCACACATCGTTAATACGGGGTGCATGCCATGCCTCACGCGCCCGTTAAGCATCAGAGACTCCAGCGTGTCTACAGCTGGCCCCATATCCTTAAAGCCCTGGCCGAACTCGACCAGCGGGAGGCTCAGCCCAATGGCATCGGCATCCTTCCTGAACTGGTCAATGCGCCAGCGGTCAAAAGCCATCGAGGTAAGGTCGAAATCACCGATAATTTCAGCGATATCCGCAACGACGAATGAGTAATCCACCGAAGCTCCTGGCGTGGTGCGCAGCAGCCCCTCCCTCACCCAAACGTCATAGGGTGCTCGGTCCGTTTTGGTTCGCTCTTCAAGAGTCTTTTGCGGTGTCCAGAAGAAGGGGAAAACATCCCAGACACCATCATCTGCTTCACCAGCGATAACCAGCGCCGTTAAGTCGTTCCTGGCTGACAGATCCAGCCCCGCGTACCACTTCCTCGGGGTGTTAATCGGCATCTCTCCGCAAAGCTCCCACACGCTGCGGGAGATAAACGGCGATACGGTAGACACGCGCTGATTGAGGTTGAGGTTTCGGAAGGTGTTTTCGAAGCTTGGCATTCGGCCAGCTTTCTCAGCCTGGCGCGCCATGTCTTTTTCTGACCTGAATGTTCCCAGTGCCGGGTTCGCAGCCAGCCAGGACTCGCGTTTACTGATATCAGCGTCTTTTGGCGCTTCATAAACGTGGCACACGATGTGCGGATCTTTCGATTTGACCGCATCATCAATCCAGATGCTAAGCAGGTCAGCATCGTTTGCTGCCTGCGTACTGATAACGATTAGCAGCGGGTTTTCATGAGCCCCCTGCGCCGTAGTTATTGCATCGATAAAATCATCCTGCGGGCCCCTAACCTGCCCTGTTTCATCGAGAATGGCCAGAATGGGGGAAAGGCCGTGCGTCGTCTTACCTTCTGCGGATAAAGCCTTGTATTCGACGTTACACGGCAGGCCGATCAGCTTTTTGCCGCTGGGCGTAATGTGCACAATCTCCTGCAGCTTGGGGTTCAGGTTAACCATCTTCACCGCGAGGTTAAAAACGATGGCCGCCTGTTCCCGGCTGAGTGCACCGCTGACAATCTGCGTGTTCTGCACCGCTTCAGGCCCCACCAGGTGAGCCAGCAGAATTCCGGCAATCAGGCCAGTCTTACCATTTTTTCGGGCGATGGAGAGGATCGCCATATCCGTTCCGGCTGGATTGTCGTAAACCGCCAGGATGAAATCTTTCTGAAAGGGGTCCAACCGCATAGGTTGGCCGATAAGCTTGCCTTCTGGCACGATGCAAAAGCGCTCAATGAACGCTATTACACGCTCACCTCGCGTCATAGTCTTTTATCCGTGCTTGGGAAAGGCGATCAGGTTATCGTCCTGGTCCTGATGCTCGTTTTTGGTATTTCGTGCATCACGATCATTCTGATTGCGTTTCTTCTGGTCGCGGCTTTCGCCGTTGGTTGCGTGGGAGTGGATCTGGAGGTCGCGGCGCTGAGCCAGGATAGTTCGTTGTAGCTCAACAATTTGCTTGCGGAGGTCTTTTATAAGGCCTTCGTCTCGCTCCTCCCCGCGTATGCGCTCTTCTTTGCGTAAATCCTTGCGTAAAACGGTGATATAGAGCTGATTATTAGCAAGTTCTACGGCGGCTAGAAGGTCGGCAGGCGTCCAGCTGTCCAGAGCTTTCGATCTGATATTGTCATGCCAGAATGGTTCGGCTTTTTTCTCCAAACCTGCATGGGACGGCGGATCGATGGTGTCCACAGCTGCATTTTTCATGGCCTGAACCGCTGCCGCCGAACTGTCGGAACGGATTCGTTTATCTGCCATATGTCAACACCTTAAAACTAAAAAAATCGGGTTAGCGTTAAATTCAAACTTTGGCGGCGGTCATTTGGGGCAAAGGTTTTGAAGATTTGATCCCCCCCCTGCCATGAATGCGATTCATTCTCATTTGACATCGTTGCATTTGAAATGATTTCACATGATAGATAATCGACTTGCCGCCGCCGCGCTATGCCGAATGTTTGTCTACCTGTTCGAGTTTGTGATCGCCTTTCCCATACTCGGACCACACATGTCCTGAGACGGTCAATGTCGGTACGTCCTCGCCTACGGTGTGGGAGAACTGGATAGATGTTACGCGCTTCATCTCCACGCCATCAATCGCCAGCTGAACAAACTTACCGTCTCGGTATTCAATGATGAGGTCTTTCATTACGTGCTCCAGTGAGACGCAGGATCGAGCGGGTAGCCGTTGGCATCACAACCTATTACCGCGCCGCTCTTCTCCATTCTCTGTTTCGTTGAGTCATGATGCGCTTTGCACAGTGGCTGCCAGTTCTCTTTACTCCAGAACAGGAGCTGTGCTTTCGATATGGCCAGAGGGTTACCTGACTTAAGCGCATCTTTCAGTTTGTGGGGCACGATATGGTCGACCACCGTTGCTGGTGTTATGCGCCCCTGCTGCTCGCACATCACACACAGTGGGTGCTGCTGGAGAAAACGCAGACGGGCCTTATCCCATCGGCTGCCATATACGCGGGGCTCTTTGTTCATGCCAGTCTCCATGCTCGGCGGCGTTCCGTCCTCGGCTCGTTGTCAGGGTGACGCTCAACTGTCGGCATGTCGGCGTGATCCACCAGCGAGTAACACGGATAAATCACCCGGCCACCGAATGCCTCACCGACGGCGTAATCAGCTGCCAGCGTTTTATTCCAGGTGCTGAGCATGCGCCCCAGCCTGCCCTGAGGAGGGCTGTAACATACGCCGTGAATCAGTTTGCTTAATACGATGTGGTCACCACAGACGCGATCCGCATCCACCAGCATTCCGGCAATCTCTTTCTGATACTGCGGCGGTCGGCCAGTACCGAGATAAAAGCTCAGCATGTCGTCAGGGAAGCGCACCAGCCAGTCAGTCACCTTATCGGTGAAGCCCTGCACAGGAAGCGCGTCGTCTTCCAACACTACTACCCGGCAAGGTTGCTCAGCAGCCCATTCGATAGCGCGACGATGATTCCAGTTAGCGCCGCGGTTACCTTCATCAATAAGCAGATGAGCATCCAGCATCGCGGCAAGTCGTTGCGCATAACCTATGCGAGAGTGATGGCCAACCACAACAAACTTCACTTGTGTTTCCACCATGCGGCCTCCTTACCGATACCATCAGTTTTGAAAACGGTATGTACCAGAGGGCCGGTGACCAGTCTGTCAGCGAATGACTGCGCGACAATACCGAATGCCAGCATGTCACCCACCGCGGCGCCAGCCTGTTCTTTCTTCCAGAGACGATAACTCTCGATCCGGTAGTAAAGACGGATGATGCCGTGAGCGAACGCCATTACATCAGCGCGGCTGCCACCCAGCAGACCAGCGTTAAGCATCACATCGTTGCGGTGCGCTTCAATGAATTCCTGATAGATACGCTCAGGATGATTCTGTTTCGCCCAGGTGTCGGCGTAGGTCTTCGGTTCAGAACCGACGTAAACAGTCCCGGGCTGCATTTCTTCCCACGGCGCGCGAAGCATTTCGACGTCGGTACCATCGGTACACCAGACGAACCGATATTCAGGGTGATCGCGCAGGTGCTGCCAGATATGCAGCCAGCGCCGGAAGTAGACATTCATCTTCACGTCAGGAACGCGGTACAGCTCAACGTCTGCCGGTGCCGTCTGCAGTTCATCCACCAGCGCGATACGGCCACAATTCCGGAGCGATGAGGCCCATTTAGCCAGCATGTCAGGTGAGGCGGCCATTTTCGTACCGCGCTGCGGGTCTGGCTGGCTGGTTAGTAACGTAGTGATGACCACGTCACGCTGAGATCGATACTCGGCATAGCCTGTATATCCTGAATCCCTGCGCTGCCCGTAAATCACAGCGTTCTTTTTATCGAGCGCTTCACGTTCTGGCCTCGGTATACTGCGCGCGCCTTCTTCGTATTCATCCATCGAATGAATCAGCTTTTCAGAGCCAACCACATCAGCAAACGCCCAGGACGTTAAGCCAGCGTTATAAATCCGAAGCGCCAGATCAGGATGCTCATACATGCCCCGGCCATACACCGGATCGAACCCGCCCACCTTCTCGATGGCGCTGCGGTGGTAGTACAACATCACTCCGCGCTGCCCAGTGTAAGCAATATGCTTATCATCCCGGTACAGAACGGTCATATCGTTAATCTTTCGCGGGCCAGCCAGATCGAGAAACTGGTAAGCCAGGTGCGGCTCTGGTGATTGGATGTAAGGGAGGTGCCAGTTATCAGCGATGGCATACGCATCGTCATCCCACAAAAATAAATGTTCGCATCCTGAGTCCATAAGGCATTCAAGGCTGGCATTTTTAGATGCGACAATCCCAAGTGACTTATCGTGCCGGATTAACTTGCACCAATCCGGCACTTTTGCTGGAGGGTTGGACCCGTCATCAATGACGAATACCACAGCGCCGGTAGGTAAATGTTTACGATGTTGCTCAAGTGAATTTGCGAGTACCTGCGGCCTGTTATGCGTAGTTATCGCGATCCCGATTTTATTGTGAGAAACGCTATCGGCGCGGACATAAGGAACCCCATCAACAATGACGTCCATTATTTGCCCTCAAATTCGCAACGTGCTTTTTCAACCGCAGCCGTTGCTTCGGATAATGTCTCAAATTCCTTTTGGAGAATGATATCGCCATTTCTCGTCAGTCTTGCCCTGTACTTTCCGCTTTCCCTGAGAGATACACCCATCACTCCAGTGGAGCTAACTGGCTTTATTCTGTTCCAGACGTTTACTCTGTGCGTTACCACACTTAGGTGTTTTGGGTTGACACACTTTCGGTTATGACAGGCGTGATCAAGTTCAAAACCTTCAGGAACATTCTTGACCAGTAGTTCATAACTGGCTTTGTGGGCCAGGGTCATCACCCCTTTATGTTTGAACATCCCATAGCCGTCTGGATTTATGTATGCAAGCCAGTTCCAGCATCCGGTTGACTCATCAACCATATACTTGCTTCTCAATCTATCGAGTGGTGATTTTGCTTTAAGGGAGCCGGTTTTATAGAGCCGAAGATAATGCATCTGGCACATGCTTTTGCAATGCGCTGGCCGTTCACATGAATTAACGGAACAGGTATTACCTGCATTTCTAACAATCCCATTCATCGGAGCTACCTTTTAGTGATGAACCTTGTCGCACAGGAAATCCAGCCCTCAGAAGGCTCCGACGCCAGCCGGTTCCTCAAGGGTCATCCTGAAAGATTCTGAGTAAAATTTGCGCGTGCGATGCGCATTAAAAAGCCACCAGCGGAAGCTAGTGGCTCATAGGAAGGAAATAAAATGCTGTATGATATGTTTCAACGAAACTCTATAAACCCTTGAGGGAAATGAATATTGATTAGTTCTAATATGCGATTTTGCACTTCATTGTTATCCTCAACATCTCTAGCCCACTCCTCAACAGCTAAGCATATATCCTCGCAAAGAAGATCGATTTGTAACTGAATTACGCCATCATATGAGTTTAAATGAAATTGATGTGGCGGAATCGGCGGAGTCAAAGAAAACTTTTCGTTATTATCTCGAACAGCCAATCCCTGATGCAAACACTTGCATCGAAATTTGTAACAGTCCTGAGCCGTAAACTGTACATAGCGACGCGTATACTTCGGTGCTAAATACCTAGCAAACCAATCCCTATACCTTTCTCCGACATTTGCATCTGGATCTTCCAAAGCCCCACAAATATCTGGCATAGCTAGTGCCATAAAAATTGCAGCAAACCAATTTTGAGTTTGTAGAGACCTTCTGATTGACTCAACGAAGCGTTGCATATGATCACCATTTTATTTTTAAGGTAATCATTTATAGCATTATTACAGGCAACCCGTGAATGAATGCTGTTATGTCTATACCCTACTCGGGATATTTGACAGAATATCCTTTTGTGGGGATAACCATTATCAAGCCCACCAGCAGGTGAGCTTTGTAATGGCTACTTCACTTTTGCTTTTGCTTTTGCTTCCGCTCGCTTATGCCGGCGCTCTTCTTTCCTCTCGGCTTTTGCCATGTCCATGAATGCCTGCATGATCGAGTTCCGCATCATGTAGCTAACAAAGTGATGATTGACACAGCCGTTGAGGCGCAGCTGCTCGCCAAACTCATCCACCGAGGCCAATGCTTCCATCATGCCCTTCTCGCCTTTCATGAACTCTGAGAAGTCGCGCCCCGCTCTGGAGGCGCATTCAATAACACGATCACTCATCCCGGAAGCCCGGGGATCGTAATCTGCAGCTGGTTAGCCAGGGAGTTAATCTCAGCGACCAACACTGGCTTCGTATAGCGCCATGCTGCCAGCCCTTGTCCGCAGAAGCTCGCCATGTCTTTCTTCTGGTCAAACTCATGACATTTCATGTTGAGCTGCGCACTTAAGCTGTTGCGATGCTGAAGTTCTCCGGTGAAGTAGTCATCGAGGACTTTATAGGCCGCGTACTTGAACCCGGGGTTTAACCAAGCCGCATAATCGTAAGCAACAAACTTCCCGCCATATGTTCCACCGTGTACACCGCGCTCAGTAAAAACCACAGATTCGTGGTTTTTCTCCAGCTCGGCTAAGAACTCTTTGGTCTGCTTGTTTCGCAGGTAGTGGTAAGGCGATTCAGATTCACTTTTACCACTGGCTTTCCACATATCAGTGAGGCAGATCATGCCATCTTCACCGATACGAATTGGTTGATTGAAGAGGGTTAATGATTTCATAGCGTGTACCTACTCTTTGAAATGAACCTTTGCCGCACAGGAAACCAGCCCACCGAGGCTCGCCAGCACTAACTGGTATCCTCAAAGGCCCATTCCAAAGGGGCAGGTTCGGTGTAAAAAACATGCGTTGCGGTACGCATTTATTGCAAAAAGCCCCGCATCGCGAGGCTCATTAAATGGATTTTGTGATTTGCAAAAAAATTATTTCAGGCACTGAGTCCTGATGTACTCCTGCAGGTAGTTAACCTGCGCGGTTATCCTGTCGATTCCACTTCGGAGACGGTAATAATTGAGTTCAGCATCTGCTGTAAGTCCTGGGCTTTCTCCATCGCCCATGCCGCTGGCTCCGGTCGTTGACTTTGCACAGGTGGCGGCGACTTGCAGGCGCTTACGCCCAGCAGAAACATCAGCACGGAGACTTTCGATAGTCGCGTTAGCATCAGCAAGCTCCTTTGTGTATCTGGCGTCGAGTTCTGCTACATCACGTTGACGCTTCTGCATGTCAGCGATTGTGGATGTGGCCTTATCGCGCTGCTCTTTATAGGTAATGGCGTTATCACGGTAATGATTAACAGCCCATGACAGACAGACGATGATGCAGATAACCAGAGCGGAGATAATCGCGGTGACTCTGCTCATACCTCAATCTCTCTGACCGTTCCGCCAGCCTCTTTGAATTTTGCAATCAGGCTGTCAGCCTTATGCTCGAACTGACCATAACCAGCGCCCGGCAGTGAAGCCCAGATATTGCTGCAACGGTCAATTGCCTGACGAATATCACCACGATCAATCATCGGCAAAGCGCCACGCTCCTTAATCTGCTGCAATGCCACAGCGTCCTGGCTTTTCGGAGAGAAGTCTTTCAGGCCAAGCTGCTTACGGTAGGCATCCCACCAACGGGAAAGAAGCTGGTAGCGTCCGGCGGCTGTTGATTTGAGTTTGGGGTTTAGCGTGACAAGTTTGCGAGGGTGATCGGAGTAATCAGTGAATAGCTCTCCTCCTACAATGACGTCATAACCATGATTTCTGGTTTTCTGACGTCCGTTATCAGTTCCCTCTGACCATGCCAGCATATCGAGGAACGCCTTACGTTGATTATTGATTTCCACCATCTTCTACTCCGGCTTTTTTAGCAGCGAAGCGTTTGATAAGCGAACCAATCGAGTCAGTACCGATGTAGCCGATAAACACGCTCGTTATATAAGCGAGATTGCTACTTAGTCCGGCGAAGCCGAGAAGGTCACGAATGAACCAGGCGATAATGGCGCACATCGTTGCGTCGATTACTGTTTTTGTAAACGCACCGCCATTATATCTGCCGCGAAGGTACGCCATTGCAAACGCAAGGATTGCCCCGATGCCTTGTTCCTTTGCCGCGAGAATGGCGGCTAACAGGTCATTTTTTTCTGGCATCTTCATGTCTTACCCCCAATAAGGGGATTTGCTCTATTTAATTAGGAATATGGTCGGTTACTGATAGAACAAATCCAGGCTACTGTGTTTAGTAATCAGATTTGTTCGTGACCGATATGCACGGGCAAAACGGCAGGAGGTTGTTAGCGCAACCTCTTGCCACCCGCTTTCACGAAGCCAGCCATTGCGCTGGTTTTCTTTTATGCAAAGCACACCGCACCGTAGCCACAGCGGATAAGGTGATTATTTTTGTCTGTCTGGTATTTGGTTTGATGTGCTTTCAGAAAGGTCGTGATTAAAACGCAAAAAGCCCCGAGCTATTAACTCAGGGCTTTATTTAACGAGTGCATTTATCCATCGTTGAGTCAAATTTACCCAACTTTATTCAATAAGTCAATATTGTGCCGTTAATATGTTGCCATCCGTTGCAATCATGCTGCTAACGTGTGACCGCGTTCAAAATGTTGTCTGCGATTGACTCTTCCTTGTGGCATTGCACCACCAGAGCGTCATACAGCGGCTTAACAGTGCGTGACCAGGTGGGTTGGGTAAGGTTTGGGATTAGCATCGTCACAGCGCGATATGCTGCACTTGCTGGCATTCTTGAATAGCCGACACCTTTGCATCTTCCGCATTCTTTCTCAACAACTCTCCCCCACAGCTCTGTTTTGGCAATATCAACCGCACGGCCTGTACCGTGGCAATCTCTGCATCTTGCGCCCGGCGTCGCGGCACTACGGCAATAATCCGCATAAGCGAATGTTGCGAGCACTTGCAGTACCTTTGCCTTAGTATTTCCTTCAAGCTTTGCAACGCCACGGTATTTCCCCGATACCTTGTGTGCAAATTGCATCAGATAGTTGATAGCCTTTTGTTTGTCGTTCTGGCTGAGTTCATGCTTACCGCAGAATGCAGCCATTCCGAATCCGGCTTGTGATTGCGCCATCCCCATAGCAGCCATCACATCAGTACCGGAAAGAGAGTCAGAAGCCGTAGCCCGTGGTGAGTCGCTCATCATCGGGCTTTTTGGCGAATGAAATTTAGCTACGCTTTCGAGTCTCATCGTCTTCCCCTCTTGCCCTGTTTGACCATCAGGACGCCGTTAACTATTACATGACGCTCGCCTTTGCTGTCTCGGTTGTACTTGAGCACTGTTCCTCTTGCGCAGGAAAGCATCCTCGCCACTTCGGTCTGATTGCCTCGTGTCTGGATAAGAAGCTCTGGTATCGTTTGAATTGTGGCGTTCATACGCTCTCCAGTTCGGTGATTTTTATTCCAAGCCTTCCGCCTGGTACTTTCACGCCACGAATTACGCGAATGTCATCGAATTGCTCGTCGTCTTCCGCAAATCCGGCGTGGATAAGAGAGTCGAGTAAACCTTTCAGGATGTTATCGAGGTCGCGGCGGCGGGAGTCTGGAACGTCTGCGATGACTTTGATGCGGAGTCGTGATTTGGTGAAAATGTCTAACTTGAGTTGGCGGATGATTTGCTGAACGTCTTTTCGGTATTTCTGGCCTTTATCGCTGATGTAGTATTGGCTTCCCCGTCTTCGCCAGTAGGTATTCACCGACGGCGGGTATGGAAGCACAAACTGATATTCGTTCATGACTTAATCTTTCCCTCCTTCAGCAGTATCGCCTGCGTCCTGATCACGCCTTCGAGGTGGTAAAGTCTGGCGTCTTTGTTGTCGAGGTTATGGGTGCGTCGGTCGATTTCATCGTGACACGCGCTACAAGCCCATGCACCGATCAGGTCGTCAGGCTTCATTCCCGCTCCGCAAATTCCAGCCATCCGGTAATGTGCCAGAACTGTAGTTTCAGGATTGCCATTGCATATGCCGTAAATACGTACCTGGCATTCTCTGCCGCGTGCTTCTTTGCGTAGGTTAGCCATTATGGTTCACTCCAGTAATTCTCAATTGCAGCAGCCATTCTCTGCATCCACTCAGCCAGCTTTAACGCGGCTTCTCTTTCAGAACCACATTTAGGGAAATCCTTCATTTCCATGCTGGCCTTATATGTTCTGAATGCCAGGTCTCCGGTAATAACCAGCTCCTGATCAAGCACAGAGCGTTTATTCCGGTGTTGAACGTAATAGACAGATTCAGTCCGCATTTCTTCTCTGTCTTTTTTGAAGGAAATAAGCTCAGAGAAATCACTCATCGTCTTCTTCCTCGTACATTGAGCTATTCGGATCGCTCATCAGCTCTGCGCAGCAGTGCTCACACACGTGAACTTCCAGCACATGCAGCTTCTGACCGCAGTTAGCGCACGTTAAAGCCCGCTCGACGCTTTCTTTCTGGTATTGGAGGGATTGGGATGGGCTAAGCATGGCTTTCACCATTAAAAAGTCGCTTGTAAGCATCAATGTCTCGTTTTGCTTCACCAAGCTTTCGTCTTAATTCCATGTTTTCTGATTCAAGCTTTTCCATGTCTTGCTGGTATCGATCGCGGTGTTCTTTCCATGCTTTTTGATACGCCTTCATGTATGTCATGTTGGCCTTTCTCTTTGCCTGACGAACTGCGTGGTGGTTTTTCACAAACCAGTCAGGGTCGTTAAATGCTGCTCTGGCGCATGTATACCAATAATTTGTTGCCTCCCTGTTTAGCCAATAAATACTGATAAATGGCAACCGGATAGACACCATTTTTCGTTGTGACTCTTTCTCGCCAAACATGTGGCCTTTTTTGATGCTAAGTCCAAATCCAGGTTGAATTAAAAGCATTGTCATTTCCTCGCACGATGTCTTAGCCACCGGATATCCCACAGGTGAGCCGTGTAGTTGAAGGTTTTTACGTCAGATTCTTTCGGGATTGGCTTGGGTTTATTTCTGGAGCGTTTCGTTGGAAGGTATTTGCAGTTTTCGCAGATGATGTCGGTGATACTTCGTCGCTGTCGCCTCATGCAGCCCTCCTGACGCCCTGCCCGATCGCCATCAATGCCGCTTTGGATACGGTAGTAAACATCCGTCGAGGACTGATGAAAGGTCGCCAAATCAGCAGCATGGAGCCTTTGCTGTTTCCCTTCTTCTCCAGCCCCGTCGATGGTTCGATAAAATTAATCCGTCCATCAGTGATAATGCGAACTTCGTCGACACTCTCCAGAGCCTTGCTGAACCATCCGACTGACATATCCTCTGGCACAAGCATCACTACCGTCTGTCGCTGTTGTATGCACTGCTCAGCGGCTTTTTCCACCCACGGCCTGATATTGCTGTACGGTGGGTTATTCCAGATTGCACCGTGGCTTATCCACTCAGAATTTAGCGCGTCGTCAGCCTCAGTTAGCCAGTGAGCGCACAGAGCATTTTTGTCGCTCGCTGCCGAATCAAGCCAGAATCCAAACTCAATATCCAGTGCATCAAAAAGCCAAAGCGGCGTTTGCCAGCAGTCCTTGTCGTGTGCTGGCGTATTTGATTTGATAGTCATGCAGCCCGATCTCCCCATCGCGCTTTCCATTCGAGAGCCAGTCGCGCTTCGTCTGACCACTTAACGCCACGCTCTGTACCGAATGCCTGTATAAGCTCTAATAGCTCCGCAAATTCGCCTACACGCATCCTGCTGGTTGACTGGCCTATTACCACAAAGCCATTCCCGGCAAGGTTAGGAACAACGTCCTGCTGCTTTAATGCTGCGGTAAACACGCACTTCCAGCTTTCTGCATCCAGCCAGCGACCATGCCATTCAACCTGACGAGAGACGTCACCAAGGCAAGCCCAAAGCTTTCGATTCTGGTCTAAGCTGCGGTTGCGTTCCTGAATGGTTACTACGATTGGTTTGGTTGGGTCTGGAAGAATTTGCTGTACCGCGTGAATAGCGTTTTGCTGATGTGCTGGAGATCGAATTTCAAAGGTTAGTTTTTTCATGACTTCCCTCTCCCCCAAATAAAAAGGCCTGCGATTACCAGCAGGCCTGTTATTAGCTCAGTGATGTAGATGGTCATCAGAATCCTCCTTTTTTCTTGGACTGCGGTTCCTCGCGTTCACGTCGGCGCATTTCAGCAGACTGTTGGTCTGTGTCATAAATAGCGCCATTTGCCTGAATGCAATACACCGTGCCGGTATTGCCATGACGATTGAGACGAAGGATTAGTTCAGTTTCACCAGGTGGAACACTGTCATCAAAAGCGCCTTCACGATGGATCCCGACCCAATAATCGCAATCCTGTTCAATCTGCCCTGTATCTCGTGAGTCACTTGGTAATGGGCGTTTATTGGTTCGGCTTTCCAGTGCGCGGTTAAGCTGCGTCAGAAGCACAACAACGCAATCAAGCTCTTTGGCAAGGTTCTTCAGTCCTTTGGTGATCATGCCGTAAGCAAGGTCGTTGCGATCGGCCTTCTCAGCGGTCATTAGTGTCAGGTAATCGACCAGAATCATGCCAACACATCCTTTTTCTCGCTTGATTCGACGGCTTTCGCTGACGATTTGAGCCAGAGATAATCCCGGCGTGTCGTCGATGTAAAGCATGTCGATTTCACTCAAGCGATTAGCTGTTTCGATCGCCCTGTTGAAGTCACCATCGTAATCACCCTGATAGCCGTCATCAGCGTCATTTGTCGCCGGAAGGTAAAAAATATTCGGGTTAACACCAGACTTCTGCCCTACCAGTTTTTCCAGTATCTGATCACCTGGCATTTCAAGGCTGAACATCAAAGCGGGCTTTTTCTCATGCACTGCGCAATTGATTGCCATCTGGCTGTATAGCGTCGTTTTCCCCATCTTAGGGCGAGCGCCAATGACAAACAGAGAGCCTTTCACCAGACCTTTCGGTGACAGCATCCTGTCCAGCGATGGGATCCCTGTGCTCATTCCCCGTTGTTCGCCTGATGGGTCAAATCGCTTCTCAAGGTCGCTAACCCAGTCTTCCATGACCTCACCAAATGAACGAAGGCCGCGACGCGATCCGGTTTTTGCATGGTCTGTCAGTTGCGTGAAAATCGACTGAATAGCTTCGTACTTCTGCGTTGCAGTCATTCCGTTGCGGGAATAGAGCAATTCCGTCGCTTCAGTCATGCGGTTGATGGCGTAGCGTTCCATTGCGGTTTCACGAACCTGCATTGCATAGGCAACGATGTTTGCTGCGCTTGGCGTGTTCTTTGCGATCTCAGCGATATAAGCAAAACCGCCAACAGACACAGTTAACGATTTACGCTCCAGTTCATCGAAAAGCGTCAGGCCATCTACTGGCTTTTGCTCACGGTGCATTCTGGTTATTTCTTCGAAAATGATTTTGTGTGGTCGGCTGTAAAATGAATCAGGCTTCAGCATCGCCAGAACTTTCTGGACGCGCTCACTGCTGTCATCATCCAGAAGCAATCCACCAATCACCGCCTGCTCTGCCTCGATGCTATGGGGCGGCGCATAAAAATTATCGGTCATCGTGTTCACCCTCACGAACTTTCAGGTAGGTATTATCGTTAAGCAGGAAATCAAATCCCTTTTTGTGCCAGACAGTTCCGCGTTGATGGTTTGGACGCTCTTCGAACATCCATCGGCAATTTTCGCCTACGTAGCTCAAATAATTTCTCCAGTCCTGCATCGTGAACCCATGCCCGTCAAGCTGGCGGGTTATCACTCCGGCTTTGCGCCAGAACGTTCGGATCTGGTTTTTACGCTTGTCATTCAGTGCGCGGATTCTTGGCGCTTCAGGAAGGATTTCGTGGTAAGCATCGACAACATCCTGACAGCTAACGGAAGGTTTTTTCTTGTCAGACTTTTTGTCTGCTGTGGCACTCTCTAATACGTCAGTATTAGAGATATTATTTATATTATTGTTTATGGACAACTGTTGGACAACCGTTGGACAATCTCCGCTGAGAGCCGCGCCATTACTGGTGTTTGCGTTGGACAACTGTTGGACAACCGTTGGACAATTTTTTGCCTGAAAATCGTCATATTTAACGATTGTAAACAGGCTAAATTTCTTCCCCATCGAGCAAATATTAAGCATCCCTTTCGGACTCAAAAGTCCGTAATAAGCTCCGAACTTTGTTGTCGGGGATGAATGTTTCTCTGACCAGCGACGGGCGTCCAGTTATCATCTGACCGCGATCAACAGTTATCGGACCGATATCCGTATTGACGACAGTAGATTCGTGATTAGCCTTGAGGATTAAGTGAAGCCAAAGATGTACTGCCTGAGAGTCCTTATAGAGCCTGCTGTCCATAAACTGGCGGTGTATAGAGACATACCCCATACTGGATGCCTCCTGATGTTGTACAGGGTTATGCCTGTAATCAGCTAACTTAACGACGCCCATGTTTCACTCCTGCTT